TTGACACGTCTATGGCTGGCTCTCTTGGCCGTGCGCTAACTGCACGCTATGGCAGTCGTTCACGAGTAATGTGGAAAGCGTACGAGCAACGCCAAAGTGATGTCATGTCCGAGATGGAACAACTGGTCAAGCGCGTTATGGAAGAAGCGAACAGAGAGACCGCGTAATGGCAATCAATATCCCGATCATTTCAGAGTTTGACGGCAAAGGGATAAAGAAGGCTATTGCCCAATTTAAGCAACTGGAAACAACGTCAGAGAAAGCCCAGTTTGCAATTAAGAAGGCGGCGGTGCCGGCAGCTGCGGCGCTTGGTGGTTTGGCGTTGGCGCTTGGTGACGCAACCAAGGCCGCGATGGAAGATCAGCAGGAGCAGGCGGCGTTAGCGCTTACTTTGCAGAATGTGACTGGCGCAGGAGCCGCGCAAACTGCACAGATTGAAGATCAGATTAGCGCAATGAGTCGAGCGTCTGGCATTGCGGACACGGAGTATCGCAAGAGCCTTGAGGCTTTAGTACGCGGAACAAAAGACGTTGACCTTGCCATGAAGGACATGAATCTGGTCATGGACATCAGCACAGCGCTCCAGATGGACAGTTCCACCGTGGCCGACGCATTGGCAAAGGCATACCAGGGCAATTTTAAGGCGCTTCGATCATTGACTCCAGAGATGGCAACAATGATTAAAGAAGGCGCAAGCCTGAACGAAGTCATGGACGTGCTTGGCGGTACGTTCGGTGGAGCAACCGCAACCGCAGCAGACACCGCTGCAGGCAAAATGAAAATCTTGTCTAACTCCATTGGCGAAACCAAAGAGTCAATTGGTGCGGCGCTATTGCCAGTAGTTGAGGCCGTGCTTCCGATCTTGAACAAGTTTGCAATGTGGGCACAAGACAACCCGCAGGCGTTTGTGGCTATTGCTGGCGCTATCGGTTTAGTCGCAGCTGCAATCGTGGCAACAAACATTGCCATGGCACTCAACCCGTTTGCCCTAATCGCTGCAGGAGTAGCGCTACTGGTTGCCGCGCTCGTTGTTGCTTACAATAAGTTTGAGTGGTTTCGCACAGGCGTTAACGCAATCATCAATGGCATACTTGGCGCATTCGAGTCCGTGGTAAACGGTGCAATCATGATGGTCAACGGCATCATTCGCGCCTACAACGCCATTCCAATTGCGCCAGACATCAAGACCATTCAGCATGTCAATTTGCCGTCGCTTGGTGGCACAGCAACACAGGTCGCTAGTCGGATGAACTTGCCGCGCATGGCCGAGGGTGGCATTGTGTCAAGCCCTACTCTTGCGCTGATCGGCGAAGCAGGCCCAGAAGCCGTTGTGCCATTAGATCGCATGCAAACAGGCGGCGGAATAACAATTAACGTCACAGGCGGATTGGCTACAAGCGCCGAGATTGGCGAATCGGTCGTTAACGCTTTGCGCGCTTATTCGCGTAGCGCTGGACCATTGCAATTACAGGTGGCGTAATGCCAGGCACAGCCGTAGTCAATTCAGGCAATTATGACTTAAAGATTGCAACTGGTTTTCAGGTTGACGCGTTCGTGCTTGACGACGCGGTTAAAGGAGTTCTAGACAACACCGAATACGTGCTGGACGGTACGACCGAGTTTGCCGATGTAATGGATTCGGTAACAAACATCAATGTGCGTCGCGGTCGTCGTGACGTAGGCGATCAATTTAGCGCTGGCACCATGACATTTACTATTCAGGACGTGGACGGCATTTTTAACCCGTTTGACCAAAACAGCCCGTACTACGACACTCCGCAATCTAAGCCTGGGCTTGCCCCGTTGCGCGAAGTACGACTCATCCGTTACAGCAACACCAATGTGCCCGAATCATTGTTTAGCGGTTATGTCGTCAATTATGACTACAATTTTGCGCTTGGCGGTCTTGACACGGTTACCGTGTATTGCGCTGACCAGTTCTACCTGCTTGCGCAAACCTACCTAAACGAACTAAACCCCAGCGCCGAAACATCAGGCGAACGCATAGAAACAGTCCTAGACCTACCAGAAGTAGATTTCCCAATTGCATCGCGTGACATTGCCACAGGCACCGTCAACCTAGGTCACGACTCGGCTTACACCGTGCCGGCAGGAACAAACGTGCTGCAATACATTACGCAAATCAACGAAACAGCCGAGTTTGGCCGTGTGTTTATGTCGAGGGCTGGCGTGTTTACATTCCAAGACCGCATCGGCAACACAATTAGCGCGCCTGTAGCCGAGTTTAAGGACGATGGCACCGGGTACAAGTTTGATGGCGTGGGCATCAGTTTTGAGGCTGACTCTGTAATCAACAGATCAGTTGTAACAGGCTTGGACGGCGACAGTTACATCGCTACCGATGCAGGGTCTATTGCCACATACTTTATTCAAACCTCAAGCATTACAAACAGCCTGTTACATGACGCTGGTGAAATACAAGCTGCCGCTGAATACCTGTTAAACCCAGAACCCGAACCGCGTTACACGTCCGTGGCAACTAAATTTTTAATGCTGACCACACCGCAAAAAGACACGCTTGCAACTGTTGACATTGGCGACACAATCAGCGTTGAAAAGACGTTTGCTAGCGGTACCGGCACGACCCAATTGGCCCAAGAGTTATCGGTTGAGGGCATAGAGCATCGGCTGGATTTCAGTACAGGCCATAGCGTCCTGTACAGCACCGCACCGACCACGATCGTTTTTGAGTTGATATTGGATGACGCGCTATATGGCGTACTTGACGCCTTAAATGTCTTAGGATAGGAGCACTTATGGGAGCAAACGCACAAACATCAGTACCAGCATTTACCGCAGGCCAAGTACTAACTGCTGCACAGCAAACACAAATAAACACAGGCATCCCTGTTTTTGCAACAACAACAACTCGAGATGCCGCGTTCGGTGGTTCAGGAGAAAAAACTCTTGCACAAGGACAATACGCCTATATTGAGGCAACAAGCACTTTGCAGGTGTACACAGGTTCTGCCTGGATAACAGTCCCCAACGGTTTGACCTTTGTCAAAGAACAAACAATTGGAACCGCAGTTAGCGCGATCACAGTTACTGGCGCGTTCAGCTCAAGTTACAACAACTACAGAATTACAGTTTCTGGCGGTGTTGCAAGCATAAACAACCAAATGACCATGCAACTTGGAGCAACCGCAACAGGGTATTACTCATTTCAAATTTATGGTGGCTACGGTGCTGCAACAGTCACGGGCGCAAATCAGTCAAACACAACGAATTGGGGGGCTATGGCCGCGGGAACAGTTGACTCAATATCTGCAGACATCGAGTTATACAGCCCGAACTTAGCTAAGAATACGCATATGGCTGCTGGCTATTCGCAAAGCGCCGCAGGTGGAAGCGTTAACTGGATAAAAGGATACGTAGCAAACACAACGCAATACACCGATTTTACTTTGACGGCAACAGCAGGAACATTTACTGGCGGCACTATTCGCGTTTACGGATACCAAAATAGTTAGGCATTTATGACATACGAAGAAGCAATTGCAACGTACCCACATAGTGAAGTACACATCCAAATTGATGATGTTGTTCGCCCAATGACACCCGCAGAATACGAAGAGTTTATTCAGCGTCAAGTAAATTACATTCCTGAATAATGCGATGGATTCTTCGCTTTTGGTTGCTCTGGTCGGTGGCGGTTTTTCTGTGGTCGTGGCGCTCATTCATAAACTCATCAAGGAAAACAAAGAAGATCACGGAATAGTCCACCAAATGCTTGGTCGCATAGAAGAAAAGATTGATAACCATGTTGAAAATCACAGCTAAAGACAAAGCAATGTTTGCCAGTTACCTGCGATCAGTCGTAGGCGCCCTCATTGCTGTTTACTCAACAGGTACAACAGACCCACGCGACTACGGCAAAGGCGCAATCGCAGCAGTAATCCCACCATTGCTTCGTTGGGTAAACCCTAAAGACGCAGGTTTCGGGCGTGGCGACAGCCAAAACTAATCCCAACGCACGGCCTTACACAGGCAACAGCGACGGCGCATCAGCTGGCCCACGTGCCGGCATGAACGAATGGATAAAGCAAGCGATTGCAGCATCGAATGGCGCTGTTTGGAATAACGGGTCTTGGGGTGTGCGCGACATGCGCGGTAATGCTGGAACTTTAAGTGTTCATGCCACGGGCAGAGCTGTTGACTTGTCGTACCGTAAAAGCGAACGGCACGCTAATGCCAGTCGTAAAGGCGCGGTGTCGTTTCTTGACGTTGTAATCGCCAATGCAAACACCCTTGGTGTGGAGTGCGTCCTCGACTATTTCCCTGCACCGTACGGGCGCGCATGGCGTTGCGATCGTCAAGCATGGAAGAAATACAGCAAGCCAACTATCCACGGGGCACCAGGTGGGGACTGGTTTCACATTGAGATCACCCCGCAGGCTGCCGACTCGGTGATCTTTGTGAAAGCCGCATTCTTAAAGGTGTTTGGGGAAATCCCACCTAAGGCTTGATCTATGTTCTAGGGTCGGAGTACCGACAAAAGGACAGGCAATGACTGAACCGCAGATCGTTGATTACAGCGTCTATACAGGAGTGATGGACAACGGCCAAGAAATCTTGGTGCAGATATTTACTAGCCCAGAGTCGGGCAAGTTCCTACTGGGACAAATCGCATTCAGAACGGCAACCTCGTCATGGGGTCAGCCCATACCTTTGGAGAAACGATGAACTACTTTGCAGAGAAAATCATAGGGCTAGTACTTTGTACCGTCTTTGGCTTTACGGTCGCTGTAGGGGCTCCTGACGCGTCTGGTAGCCCGTCTGGGACTATCGCCTTAGCGCCATATTTGATAGAGCCAAGCACCACCACGTCAAGCACGTCGTCCACGATTTACATTGACCCGTACAGCTCGGCTTGTGAGCAGTTCAGCGCGCTTGCCGTAAACCTTGGTTGGCCTGCCGATCAGCGCACCGTGCTCGAATCTGTTATGGCACGCGAGTCTGGCCCTAATTGCGCTGCAAATGCTTTTAACAAAAAAGACCCAAACGGGGGCAGTCGTGGGCTAATGCAGATCAACGGATTTTGGACACCATGGCTAACCGAGCGCGGCATCATCAACCAGGTGGATGATCTGTTACAGGCTCAAACTAATCTGCTTGCAGCGTTAGCAATTTACAATTACGGCGTTGACAAATACGGTTACGGCTGGGGGCCATGGAGTGCAACTAAATGAGTGAAGGCTGTGCATGGAATCAAGGCGAACTTACTGAAGAAACCCGACAAATGGTATTGGAGCAAGCAATGACAATTAAACACGACATGGCAATCTTTGATCTGATCAACCAGATTGCAGACACAAGCACAAACCCACACGCAAGCATCATTCGCCGTTTGCGCGCAATGAAAAACTCGCTATCACTAGAAGAACCAATGCCACTCCACGATGTGACTACACTCGACTTAGCAATCAAAGCACTACAAGCACATTCCTAACCGACAAGGGAGATTCCGACAATGAAAACCTGCACGATCTGCAAAGAAACCATCGCCTACCCAGACATACAAGGCAAAACACATTTCGTATGTGACGGCCGAGTACCGGCACGAAAACTTGCACCATTCGTACAAGGCATGTTGGCGTCACAATCATCTGCTGATGCGCGTTGGACACGCGAAGAACAAAACAAGGTAGATGCAGCGATCGCCCATGTTGCTCGCGCAAAAGGTTTCTTCACCGCTGACGATGTATGGCAACACTTGGGCGACCAGTTCCCCGTCACTAAAGGTCTTGCCGGCAGACTTAACGCTGCGTCACGCCGTGGCATTATTCGCAATACTGGCGAACTGTCGTATGCGAACCGTGGTGGCGCACATGACCATGCACAACGCCTAAGCGTCTGGGCAGGCATCTGATGGGCTTTGACCTAAGCAATTACGAAACAGTTGAGCAACGGCTAGTTCGGTGGTGGGCTGCATATCCGAACGGGCGCGTGTACACAATGATGATGAACTACACAGGCGACGCTTGCGTGTTCTATTGCGAACTGTACGCAGACAAAGAAGACAAGGTGCCAGTCGCAACAGGCTACGCAGAA